TGATGAAGCAAAACAATCATTATTTAATTTAACAAAAATATATGAGCAAATAGATTATAATGATGATCTAAGAAACTCAAATGTATTGACAAAAGGTAGTTTGCAATGGGAAAACGGCATACAAGATAGTAATGTAGTTTTTTATCCAAATAAAGATGGTAGATTTTTAATTTCTTGGGTACCACCTAAACATCTTCAAAACCGTGTAATAATAAAGAATGGATTAAGGTATCCAGGTAATGAACACTGCGGAGCGTTTGGTTGTGATAGTTATGATATATCAGGAACGGTGGATGCAAGCAGAGGATCTAATGGTGCTTTGCATGGGTTAACTAAGTTTTCTATGGAAGATGTTCCACCTAATCATTTCTTTTTAGAATATATTGCAAGACCTCAAACAGCTGAGATGTTTTTTGAAGATGTTTTAATGGCGTTAGTATTTTACGGTATGCCAATACTTGCAGAGAATAATAAACCAAGATTGCTTTATTATTTAAAAAGAAGAGGGTATAGAGGCTATTCAATTAATAGACCTGATAAAGTTTGGAATAAATTATCGCCAGCTGAGAAAGAAATTGGCGGAATACCAAACTCGTCGCAAGATATAATGCAAGCGCACGCATCGGCAATAGAAACGTATATTGAAAACAATATTGGTTTTACAAATGGATCTTATGGCTCAATGTACTTCCAAAAAACATTAGAGGATTGGTCAAGGTTTAATATAAATAACAGAACAAAACATGATGCATCTATTAGTTCTGGATTAGCTATAATGGCTTGTAATAAACATTTGTATACGCCAAGTATGCCTTATGAAAGGCCAAAGTTTGAATTAGGATTTAAGAAATATAATAATAGTGGAGACAATTCACAAATAATACAATAAATGGTTTATACTAATAGTAATAGTACATTTCCAAGTCAGGTAGTACCGGATGAAGAAAAACAAAGTTTAGAGTATGGAAAACAAGTAGCTCAAGCAATTGAATATGAGTGGTTCAATAATAATGGTGGCGCGGGTAGTATTGGTGGTATTTCCGGAGGCGGAATGCCTGGTGGAAGATGGGGAACTAACTGGCAAAAATACCATAATTTAAGACTGTACGCAAGAGGTGAACAACCGGTTCAAAAATACAAAGATGAATTATCTATTAATGGCGACTTATCATATTTAAATTTAGATTGGAAACCAATACCAGTTATATCAAAATTTGTTGATATTGTTGTTAATGGTATATCTAGTAAAGCATATGAAATAAAAGCTACAGCACAAGATCCTTTTTCAATACAGAAAAAAACTAAATATTCTCAAGGATTACTTAGAGATATGATGGCTAAAAAGTTTTTAGAGAATATGAAAGGTACCTTGGGTATAAATTTATATAATACACCAAATCCAGATAGTTTGCCATCTGATCAAGATGAACTTGAATTACATTTGCAATTAAATTATAAACAAGCGGTTGAGATTGCGGAAGAAGAATTAATAAATAATTTTTTAGCTAATAATAAATATGATTTAATAAATAAAAGATTAAATTATGATTTAACTGTAATAGGTATTGCCGCGGCTAAAACAAATTGGAATAGAGCAAACAGTATAACTATAGATTATGTTGATCCAGCTAATCTTGTTTATTCATACACAGAAGATCCTAATTTTGAAGATATATATTATGTTGGTGAAGTAAAATCAATAAGTTTAGAAGAATTAAAAAAACAATTTCCGGATTTATCAAATGATGATTTAAAGGAAATAGAAAAATACCAAGGTAATACAAGTTATGTTCGAAATTATAATGGCGCTTATCAAGATGGAAACATCGTTCAAGTATTGTATTTTGAATATAAAACATATTCTAATCAGGTATTTAAAATAAAACAAACAGAGCAAGGATTAGAAAAAGCTTTAGTTAAAACAGACTTTTTTAATCCGCCACCAAGTGATAACTTCAATGTAGTATCAAGATCAATAGAGGTATTATATAGCGGGGCTAAAATATTAGGACATCCAAAAATGCTTGAATGGAAATTAGCTGAAAACATGACACGTCCTGTAGCTGATACTACAAAAGTTGAAATGAATTATGCTATTACAGCCCCAAGAATGTACCGTGGAAGAATTGAATCATTAGTAAGTAGAATAACTACTTTTGCAGATATGATCCAATTAACGCATCTTAAATTGCAACAGGTGTTATCTAAAATGGTTCCTGATGGAGTATTTGTGGATGTAGATGGATTAGCTGAGGTTGATTTAGGTAATGGTACAAACTACAACGCGGCGGAAGCATTAAATATGTATTTCCAAACGGGTAGTATTGTAGGTAGATCAATGACTCAGGATGGCGGTCAAAATCCAGGCAAAGTACCTATTCAGGAATTACAAACATCGGCAGGTAGCGCAAAAATACAATCTTTAATTTCTACTTATCAATATTATTTACAAATGATAAGAGATGTTACTGGACTAAATGAAGCAAGGGATGGAAGTCTTCCAAACAGAGACATGCTTGTAGGATTACAAAAAATGGCGGCTGCTTCGTCTAATACTGCAACAAAACATATATTAGATGGAAGTTTATTTTTAACATTAAGAATTTGTGAAAATATATCTAAACGAGTTGCAGACGCTTTAGCATTCCCATTAACTGCAAATTCTTTATCGCAAAGTATATCTGTATTTAATGTACAAACATTGGAAGAATTAAAGAATTTAGAAATACATGATTTTGGTATCTATTTAGAATTAGAACCAGAAGAAGAAGAGCAAGCGCAATTTGAACAAAATATTCAAGTTGCATTACAAAACGGTGGAATTGATCTTGAAGACGCAATTGAATTAAGACAAATTAAAAATCTTAAACTTGCTAATCAATCTCTTAGATATAAGAGAAAGAAAAAGATGGAGCAGGATCAAGCTAATCAACAAGCTAATATTCAAGCGCAGTCACAAGCGCAAGCGCAGGCGGCGGAATCTATTGCAATGTCAGAAGTACAAAAGCAACAAGCATTAGCAGAAACACAAATTCAAATTGCACAAGCAAAAAATCAATTTGAAATACAAAAGATGGAGTTCGAAGCACAATTGAAGAAACAATTAATGTTAGAAGAATTCCAATTCCAAATGCAATTAGCTCAGGTTCAGGCAAATGCAGACGCGGAAAAATTAGGAAAATTAGAAGATAGAAAAGATGCTAGAGAAAAATTAAGAGGCACTCAACAATCTGAATTAATTAACCAAAGACAAAACAACACAATGCCTAAGGATTTTGAATCCGCTGGGTTTGATAATATGGGAGGGTTTGATTTAGCCCAGTTTGAACCAAAATAAATTTTATTAACAATTATATAATATTTTATCATGTCAGAACAAGTACAACAAGAAGGCGAGTTTAAGCTTAAAGCTAAGAAAACTACGCCTAGGAAATTAGTTAAAAATGATCAGCCAATAAAAGTTGATTTAACTATGCCTAAAGAGCAAGAGGAACCAATCAAAGTAGTAATTCCTAAAGAACAAACAAATGCCGTTCAAGAGCAAAGCCCAACAGAAAGCATGTTACGCACAGAACAACCCGAAGTGGAATTGCAAGAAGTGGGACAAGGAAACGAAGGGTCCACTGAAAATGTTATTGAAGAAATCAATCAACAAGAAGTAATTCAAGAAGCGGCAAATTTAGAACAAGAATTAAATAAGCAAGTTCAAGAACAAACAAACACGGGTAAAAAATTACCTGAAAACATAGAGAAATTAATTTCTTTTATGGAAGATACTGGCGGAACAGTTGAAGATTATGTTAGATTAAATACTGACTATTCAAATGTTGACAGTAATGCTTTATTAAAAGAATATTATAAAAATACAAGACCTCACTTAGATAGTGAAGAAATTGACTTTTTAATAGAAGACAATTTTGATTATGATGAGGATCTAGACGATGAACGCGATGTCCGTAAAAAAAGACTCGCTTTTAAAGAGGAGGTTGCAAAAGCTCAAAGCCATTTGGAACAAGTTAAGAGTAAATATTACGACGAAATCAAGTTGAGACCGGGCGTTACTCAAGACCAACAAAAGGCAATGGACTTTTTTAACCGATACAACAAACAGCAAGAATCAGCCGAAGCACAACACTTTAAATTTAAAGATGAAACTAAAAAATTATTTGCACAAGAATTCAAAGGTTTTGAATTTAATCTTGGTGAAAAAAGTTTTAGATACGGCGTTGCAAATCAAGAAGCGTTAGCTGAAAAACAATCTGATATTTCAAATCTTATTAAGAAGTTCTTAAATAAAGATGGAGAAGTTGCGGATGTTAAAGGTTATCACAAAGCGATTTATGCAGCAGAAAATGCGGATACTATTGCAAAACATTTTTATGAGCAAGGCAAAGCTGACGCTATTAAAGAGGTTGTTGCAAAATCTAATAATATAACTAATGCCCCTAGGACAATTCCTAATGGTGATGGTTTTATAAACGGATTTAAAGTTAAAGCTATAAATGGTGTTGATTCTTCTAAATTAAGAATACAAACAAAAAAATTTTAACATTAAAAACACACAATTATGTCAAACATGGTTAACTCGGTTACTGGAACGCCTTATGGTACTCTTAAACCGTCTCAAAAACAACAACCGTTAGAGTCTAATTATTTAAACTTTACAGGTGGGCAAAATGACTTTGCTCAACAATATTTACCTGAAATCTACGAAGCGGAAGTAGAACGTTATGGAAACAGAACTTTATCTGGATTCTTACGTATGGTAGGGGCTGAAATGCCTATGTCTTCTGACCAGGTTATTTGGTCTGAACAAAATAGATTGCATATTGCTTACAACAATGTATCTTGTGCTACTGCAACTACCTTAACATTCACTGTTGGCGGAACTGGTATTGGATTTGTTCAAAACGTTGTTTCTCCTGGACAAACTTTAGTGATTATGGATCCTACAACCGGAAAAGAATTAAAAGTTCTTGTTCAAGCTTCAAGTACTGCATCTACTACTGCTACTCTTACGGTTTATCCTTATACTCAAGCTAGTTTAACTTCTGGAAGTGTTTTATTCCCTGTAACTACAGTTGGTAATGGAGGTCTTAAGATCTTTGTTTATGGTTCTGAATTTATAAAAGGAACTACTGATGCATCTATCAACGCTGTAACCCCTTCGTTTACACAATATAATAATTCTCCTATCATTATCAAAGAAAGATACCAAATCTCTGGATCTGATACTGCACAAATTGGATGGGTTGAAGTTGCTACAGAAGACGGTACTTCTGGATATTTATGGTACTTAAAAGCTGAATCTGAAACAAGATTACGTTTTGAAGACTATTTAGAAATGGCGGTTATTGAAGGTGAATTAGCTGCGGCTGGATCAGGTGTAATAGGTTTAACTCCTGGTACTCCAAATACTAATGGCGTTATTTATAAAGGTACACAAGGTCTTTTTGCTGCGGTTAAAGAAAGAGGAAATATTGTAAATAACTTTACTGCTGCTTCAGGTTTATCTGATTTTGATTCAATCTTAAAGGGATTAGATACTCAAGGAGCTATTGAAGAGAACATGTTCTTCTTAAATAGAGCTACTTCTCTTGATTTTGATGATATGCTAGCTTCTTTATCTGCTGGAGCTGCAGGCGGTGTTGCTTATGGTTTATTTGAAAACTCTGAGCAAATGGCATTAAACTTAGGTTTTTCTGGATTTAGAAGAGGTTCTTACGACTTTTACAAAACTGATTGGAAATACTTAAATGATGCTTCTACTCGTGGAGGTGTGGCTAATACATCTATTGATGGTATCCTTATTCCAGCTGGAACATCTACAGTTTATGATCAAATGTTAGGTACTAATATTCGTAGACCTTTCTTACACGTTCGTTATAGAGCTAGTCAAGCTGACGATAGAAGAATGAAAAACTGGATTACTGGATCTGTTGGAGGTGCTTTCACTTCTGATCTTGATGCAATGCAGGTTCACTTCTTGTCTGAAAGATGTTTAGTTACACAAGCTGCTAACAATTTCGTATTGTTTACTGCATCAGTGTAAAAATATAGTAATATTACCCTCGTTGAATTTACGAGGGTAATTATTACTTTTTAAAAACTTATTAAATTATATTATATTATGGCGACAACGCAAAAAACAAAAATTAAAGAAGAGTACATAGATACAAATAATGTTGAAGTACAAGATTATATTGAAGTGGTTGAAAAACCAAAAACTATTGAAGTTAAACTTCCAAAAAATAACTGGGAAATAAAAGATAGAACTTACGTTATTGCAGGTGAATATTCACCGTTAACCTACACTTTACAAGGTAAGCACACGCTTAGATACCCATTGTTATGGTTTGATAAAGAAACTGGCAATCAAGAAGAATTAAGATATGCCACAAATCAAAATTCCCCTTTAGTCAAAGACCAAAAAGGCCAGGCAACATTAGGGCATATTTTATTTGAAAACGGAACTTTATTTGTTCCAAAAGAAAAACAAAACTTACAAAAATTATTATCTATATATCACCCTGGGCTAGGGTCTAAATATTATGAATTTGACGCTGTGGGTGAGGCAGAAGATGATTTAGATCATTTAGAATTAGAAGTTGACGCAATGAATGCAGCATTTGATATGGATATTGATATGGCTGAAGCAATTGTAAGAGTAGAAATTGGATCTAGAGTTAATAAAATGAGTTCTAAAGAAATAAGAAGAGATCTATTATTATTAGCTAGAAGAAACCCTGCTTTATTTTTAGAATTAGCAAATGATGATAATGTTCAGCTTAGAAATATTGCCATTAGAGCATCAGAAACCGGTATCATAAGATTATCTCAAGATCAAAGAACATTTACTTGGGGAGAAACTGATAGAAAGTTAATGACCGTGCCTTTTGATGAAAATCCATATTCAGCAATGGCGGCATTCTTTAAAACTGATGAGGGCATTCAAATCTTCCAGTCTATAGAGAAAAAGTTAAAATAATACGTAATACTAATATTAGGCGGTACCGAAAGCTACCGCCTTAATATTATAATAAAGCAAGCAAATGGTAAATGTCAATACAGTTTATAGAACCGTTTTATTAATTCTTAATAAAGAACAAAGAGGTTATTTAACCCCTGATGAATTTAATAATACGGCAACGCAAGTGCAGTTAGAAATATTTAATGAATATTTTGAAGACTTAACACAACAAATGCGTGTAAATTCTAATGATAGTGAGTACAGTAATCGTATAAAAAATTTAGAACAAAAAATTGCTATCTTTCAAACAGACGGGGTCTGCCCTTTTAGTACATTGCCTGGGGCTGATTGGTTTGATATACCAGTTGTAACAGACTTTTATAAATTAGGTACCGTCATTTATAATGATGAAAAAGAAGTTCAATACGTTCAACCAAATGAATTATTGGAACTTAATTTATCGCCAATTACTAAACCTTCAAAGTATTGGCCAATATACACTTTTAAAGATTCTAAGATTAGAGTGTATCCAAAAACGATAACAACCGGAATTACTTGTACATATATTAGAAAGCCAGTTAATCCAGAATGGAATTTTACAACCATTGCTCCTGACTATACTTACTCTTATTCTCCGGGTTTATCTGTCCAATTTGAATTACATCCTACAGAACAAACAAATTTAATAACTAGAATATTGCTTTATTCTGGTATAATTATTGATGATCCACAAATTGTGCAAGTGGCAGCTCAACAGGCGCAAGCAGAAACCGTTAACTCAAAAAGCTAATAAAAAATGCCAATACCTAATAACGGTTTAATAACCGAAACAAATAGACAATATTACGAAGGAGCTCAGGGATTTATATCTACATTAGGGCAAACGCAATATACAACTACTTTCAATACTGATTTAGTTTTTGGCGGGCCAAATGCCTGGGATCCAAACGACATTAATTATGCTTTAAATAACTTTAAATTATATTATAGCGCAACCGGGTTTCCTGGCCAGTTTAATGAATATATATTACAATACAGCGTACTTAACAATGTTATAACATTAACGACTGCTTTGCCGGGTAATAGTTACGTTGTAGTACAATTAAAAACATTGGACGGGGGTAATTATGGAGATCCCTTAAATCCAAATAGTTATGCTTATGGCAATACTGTTGAAGAAAATTATGGTAGTTATGCTTATACAAAATTAAACGATGTTATCAATAATTTTATGGTAGCTTATGTTGGGCAAGATAAACTTATACCAAGTGTTAAAAGAACAGATGTTATATTTCATGCAAAAAGAAGCTTACAAGAGTTTAGTTATGATACTTTAAAAAGTATTAAATCTCAAGAATTAAATATACCTCCAAGTTTAAGCATTGTATTACCTCAAGATTATGTTAATTATGTAAAAGTAGCATGGATTGATCGAAATGGAGTTAAGCATCCTATTTATCCTACAAATAATTTGACTACTAGCCCATATGAAAATCCAATACAAGATACAAGAGGTGTTCCAATTCAGGACAATTTTGGAGATAACATTGAAGGAGACTCTTTAACTGAAAGACGTTGGAAAAATAATGAGGCTTACTCATTAACCAATAACTTAAATAATGGTGGAAATTGGATAGACAATGGATACGGTTATGACAACTGGTTATGGAATGGCTATTTTGGACAAAGATATGGGCTTGATCCGCAATATTCAAATTCAAACGGTTATTTTACTATCAACGATAGAGAAGGTAAAATTTCTTTTAGCAGCGGGATGGTTGATAAATTAATTGTATTAGAATACATATCAGATGGTCTTGCGTATGATTTAGATACAAGAGTTCCTAAATTGGCTGAAGAAGCTATGTATGCTTACATTATACACGCAATTTTATCTTTAAGAATAAATCAACCAGAATATATAATTAATCGCCTTAAACAAGAGAAATCAGCTAAATTAAGAAATGCAAAAATAAGATTGTCAAATATAAAACTAGAGGAAATAACTCAAGTATTAAGAGGACAATCAAAATGGATTAAACACTAAGAATATGGCAGAGGTAAAAAATAGTTTTTTACAGTCTAAAATGAATAAGGATCTAGATGATAGACTTATTCCTAATAGTCAATATAGAGACGCTTTAAATATAGAAGTAGGTAAATCTGAACAAGATAGTATTGGCGCATTGCAGAATGTTTTGGGAAATTACCAATTAACTAAAGTTGTTAACGGTATAAAACTACCATTAGAGACCGTAGTAGGGTTAGAATGCATAGGTATGTTTATGGACAATCAAAATAATAGAATATACCAATTTTTAACAAATTATACAGACCTAGTACCTGCCGAAATTAACTTAGCTCCTATAAATACAGTGCATAAAATAACAGTATATGATTTTAATACCGCTATTTATAGTACTTTAATTGAAGGGTCATTTTTAAATTTTTCTAAAACAAATTTAATATTGGGTGTAAATTTAATAGAAGGATTGCTATTTTGGACCGATAATAGAAACCAACCTAGAAAAATAAATTATTTTAATTCTATAAATGATCCAAATTATTATACAGATGAAGTGCAAATATCTGTTGCTAAATACGCTCCTATAGAAAGCCCTATATTATATAGAAAAATTACCACAACAGCTGCAGCTACTCAAACAGCTCCTTATTTGGATATTACAGTTGCAGATGCGACTGGCATTGTAGAAGGTATGACTTTAATATCAAATACAATTTCAGGCGATGATTTTATGATTGTTACCGGGGTTGTTGGTAATGTTGTTACATTATATGAAGCTACACCATTCCCACATATTACCAATGGAGATGCATTAACATTTTTAATATCCACTATGTCCAATCAGGAAAACGACCCTAATTGGCCCGGAGATCCAGCTTATTTAGAATCTAAATATGTTAGATTTAGTTATAGGTTTAAATTTGATGATAATGAATATTCTTTATTATCTCCATTTTCACAAATAGCTTTTATTCCAAATCAAAAAGGATATTTTATAAATGGGGATGAGCAAGCAGCATATAGAAGTACCATAATAAAATGGATGATTAATAATACTAATAATATAGAAATATTAATTACATTGCCGGATATTGGTAAAAACATTGTTAATTCATATAAGATACAGTCAATTGAAATTTTATATAAAGAATCAAACTCTAATTCACCTAAAGTATTAGATTCAATACCTGTTTCTGATTTATATTCTTTAGATACAAATATATATACCTATACATATCAATCACAAAAACCATATAAAACATTAACGGAAGAACAAATTGTTAGGGTTTACGACAAGGTTCCAACTAGAGCTTTAACTCAAGAAATAACTAGTAATAGAATTATATACGGTAATATATATACTAATTACAACGCTCCCTCATCTATAAATTACAATGTGTCTATTCAACCAAAGAATGATATATTCTATAATTTTATAGAATACCCTAACCATACTTTAAAACAAAATAGAAATTACCAAGTTGGGTTTATATTAAGCGATAAATTTGGAAGACAATCATCTGTAATATTGTCTACTGTAGATTTAGAAAAAACAGCCGGGTTTAGCGGTTCAACTGTATATGCTCCATATATTGCTGAAAATAACTTATTGTTTCCAGGCGTAAAAAAATGGTTTGGAAATGCATTAACTTTATTAGTAAATGATACAATAAAATCAACAAGAAGTATTCCAAATGGAAACCCTGGATTATATGCAACAATTTCAGGAGCAACGCTTGGGAATACTACGTCCGGGTTTCAAATAACGGCAGGGGCAATAAGCGGGACCAATGACAATATATATACCTATACATTAGCTGCCTTACCCGCTGAAAGAAACTTTCCTATTGACGGAACATACTTAAGGGGAAAATACACGGATTATGTAAAAGTATTGCAAGGCTCAAGTGAAGGAAGTTTAGTAACCGATGGGGCAATAAATGATATATATAATTGGACCGGCACAAACTCACCTCCTGATATTAAATATTCATATAGTTTAAATCAAATAGGGTGGTATTCTTATAAAGTAGTTGTAAAACAAAAAGAACAAGATTACTATAATGTATATCTTCCAGGAATGTTGAATGGCTATCCATATAAACAAACCTCTGGTTCTCAAGTTATATATACGGACCCTACAACTTCATATACAACACAAATACCAAATGTATCATGGAGTTCTGGATCTACGGTAATAACTTTGCCTGGTGGATTATATACAACTTCATTGCTTAAGATTGGGGATTCTATATCTGGAATATTACCTTCTCCAACTGCGGCAATAGTAACTCAAATAATAAGCGCTACTACTTTTGCAATAGATCAAACTCCATCAACCTCAGGTGTTAATTTACCTATAACAGTATTTGGAGCTCCATCTTCTCAGACAAGTTCATTGCAAAACGGAATAAATATTACTAATTTCCCTGTAAATGAAACCAATAAAACTGCACATATAGTTTTAATAAATGATAATATTAATAAAGTACCAAGAGATTTAAACGAAGTTGGTCCTGATCAAACACAATACAGAAGTAGTGTTGAATTATATGGAAGAGTAGAAAATTATTCTACTAAAATTCCTTTATTGGGTGAAAATATTGTAACTAATTATACAGCCGATACAATAAAATTTTCTATTTCAAGTCAAGTAGCAAATTTTATGAGAATTATAAAAGTTGGAGACGGGATACAATGTGTGCAGGCCGCCGTGCCAGTAAATAATCCAACTCCTCCAGGAGGGCAATCTTTACCTTATCCTTGGTTTAAAAATACGGTTATAAGTTCTATTGAAATAGATCCTATGGATATTACCGGAAATACCGGCATAATAAAATTTACACCTCCTAACGTCTTATTAGATGCAAATGCTATAGGTGGCGAATGGAAAGATTTCATAATAACAAAAGCAGAAAATATTCAATATTATCCAGTTAGAAAAGCTGACTTGGTTAATACAATTGCATATGCAACGGATCTTAATTTTTTACAAAATACAGTAGATAATATAAAAGGTACTGCTGGATTGAATTTTTATCAGTTAGAAAATAATCCTTTAATTGGAAGAGTCTCTACCTCTAAATCAATTGGAGAGATTGCGGATAACATGCTACCAACCTTGAGTGTATATGAAACCAGACCCGTTGAATCATTATTAGATATATTTTGGGAAACCGCAAGCACTGGTTACATATCAGATCTTAATTTTGACGTAAATACCGGATTTGATGGAGCTTCTCAACTTAGTGATGTTGGATTTAATTTTAGAGAGTCGCAAAATCCGCTTGGTTCAGATGTTGATCCAGATCATACTGGATATGATGATTCCCCATATATAACAGATGAATTCTATGTATTAAATAATACAAATATTCCTTTGGTATTGGATAGCATACAATTAGTTTCTGTTTACAATAATGCAGTCCCTATACCTACAAACTTTGTTAGTAAATTTGCACTAGTAGCAGGGTCTTTGCCTAAAACTTATAGAGTTAAAATTTTAAATGATTTTTTATTTAATTTTAATGCTCCTACGGAAAGTTCATTTACTTTTAAAATATTAGCAACATACTCAGGTATTGCATCACAATTACAATTTACAGGAAGACTTAAAAATGCCGCCCCAAAATTTTTATTGCCAGATTCTCAATATAATAGGGTTATTAGTACAAGCGCTACTAATATTGTAACATTAACGGCTACAAATGGCGCGCATAAATCAATTCCAGCGCAAACTGATGATCAAGACGGACTATATTTTAGTATATTATCAGGAAATAATATGAATTATTTTAGTTTAACGGCTGCTACTGGAGTATTAAGTTTAATTGATCCTAATATACCTTTAGGGGTTTATCCTATTTCTGTTAAAGTACAGGACGCAATGTCTTTTGCCACAAACCCACCATCTCCATTAATAAATATAGATCCTGATTATTCTACTTTAGAAGACACTGTTACCTTTACAATAACAGTTGGGCCCGAAACAATTTCTACTAATTTAGAATATTGGGATAATCAAGGTGATTATTTTGAAGACGGTACGTTTTTTGCCGTATATGTAGGGGATAGAACAACTAATCTAGTTAGTGAATTACCTACACCTCCCGGATTAATTGCGGGAGGCGGTTGGTCACAGATTGTAAATCCCTCTTTGCAAAATATAGCACAAGGGGCATATCCAATACCTCCAAATTTGCCAAGCCCTACGGGTTTAACAAAAGGAAGTTTACGGTTTAAATTACAATCACAGGCTGCTGGACTTGATGAAGGTACTGCTGAAGCCGATACTAGATTATTAATTTATTATAGACAATCTAGTCAATTACCTAATAACACATGGCAATTAATTAAGGATGATAATAAGGCGGGAACAATTATTGCGGATTGGGATACTGCGATACAAATTTATTGTAATGGAGATCAAACCTTACCGGCAGCAACTACTGGAATTATAAGAGTATCTACCCCGGGAGAATATTGCTTTGCTATTAAAAAAGTTAACAATGCCTCTTATGGGGCATTGGGTATATATGCTGTTGTAGAAGACGCAAATTATTATTATAATAAAATATATCCAACACCTGGTATAGGCCAACCTTTATATAATAATCCTTTTATCCCTAAAGAAAGATATTTAATTGGATTAAGTGAATTTTTAACTGATTATCCAAATGGCATACCTTATTTAACACAAGATCCTTCAACTGGATTTAATTTTATATCTACCGGAATAGTATCTGTTGGCACACAGCCATCTGCAAATTCTGTTACAATAACACCTACTTCTGAATCTATTAATGGATTATTAGCGGAAGGATTATGGTTAAATGCTAGTACTCAAATAACTAATGTGAATCCGGGAGGTAGTCTAATAACATTGTCTAATAATAATGTTATTCCGGCGGGCACAGCGCTTACTTTTAAAGAATCATTTCAAACAAGTATTATTTCTTGGAAGCCTCATCAAAATATATATGTTCAAAGCAAAGACGCTACATTTGTAAACCAATTTTTTACAACTTCTAGTTTTCAAACATTATGGGCGCCCCCTATAGCTAATAGATTTTATACTTTTCAAAATTCAACATTCCCGGTTACTCAAAATGCACTGCCTACTGACGCTTATTTTATGGCTTTTAATTCTGCTAAAGTTTCTAATACCGGAGCCGTAGTGGCTTTACCTGGGCTTAGTACTATATTAGGTTATAATAGAAATTTTAGATACGCAAGCCCGTTTTATTATACTGTTCCTTTTATAACATATAGATTATCTGGGTCATATGATGTTTTTGGCGGTAATTTACGGATTAGAAATATAAGTAATATTACAACATCTGATGCAACTGTTTGGTTTTTGGCCGACGGAGCTGGAATATCATACTCATTAACATGGGCCACTGATTGCACCACCCCTACTAAAGATGTATATCCTTTAACATCTTATAGTATTACAAATAGTCCTACAATACAAAGTTATACAATAACAGGTTTATTGCCTAACACTAAATATTATGTTTTGTTCTATATGGATCAAAGCAATTCAGTTGGTTATGTTAATGGAGCATATTTTCCTTATGAATTTACAACATTACCATTATAAATAAGTTAAAAAGAATAAAAATAAGTAATTATTAATTATGGCAGCAACATTAGAATTAAAATATTTCAATTCATTCTGGCTGAAGAAATTGGATAGCATTGTAGATGTAATTAATACCGTTAGTACATTATCTGCAAATGTTACAAACAGTGCTACTATAGTATTAACTACCGCAAATCCAGATATAAGTGTAGGGCAATTAGTTTCGTGGATAGACATAACAGAAAACGTATTACCTTCAGTTATTTATGTAAATGGAACAACTATAACTTTAAATAAACCGGTATCAATATTACAATATAGTGCTCCGTCAGTATTAAATGTATTAACTTTTGGCCCTATAGCGGATTTTACATATATACCTAATGCTTATTTTGAACAGTCTTCTGATTGGTTTGTTGAAGAGTCCAGAATACAAGGAGGTTATAATAATACCGATGTAGATCTTGGCGTTAAAGCCTACCTAATAGAGCCAGATTCTAAGCAACAGCATTTAATAAGCACATTAATATATTCAGGCGTATTAAATTCTAGAACTGGAGTAAATAATACAAATCAATTTTCTGTTGGAGAAGATATAACTAGAGGCGTTGATCCTTCGGTTGGTTCAATACAAAAATTATATGCAGAAGACACAAACTTAATTATATTTCAAGAATTAAAAGTAAGTAGAGCCTTAATTGATAAAGACGCAATTTATTCTGCGGAGGGTCAGCCAATGACTACTTCAGGATCTCAAGTAATTGGCCAGGTTCAACAATATGCTGGTAACTATGGCATAAGTACTAACCCTGAAAGTTTTGCTGTTTATGGGTATCGAAAATACTTTACAGATAGAAATCAAAATGTAGTATTAAGACTATCGCAAGACGGTATAACTGAAATATCTTCAAACGGAATGATAGATTATTTTAGAGATAATTTATCTAATGTGGGTAATGCCGGTAAGATTATTGGTGGATGGGACATGCATAACAAGCAATATGTCGTTTCAATACAGCCTTATAATTCAAATCCCGAAAACGCTTCTTTTCAAACATTATCATTTGATGAAGAAGTTTTAGGGTGGACCAGTAGATTTTCTTATAAACCTAATTTATCTGGCAGTTTAAGAAATAATTATTACACGTTTAAAGACGGTAATATTTGGAAACATTACGCAGATCCCGTGATTGATGCGATTAATTATTGTGAGTTTTATGGGGTTCAATATGATTCGTCTGTTTCGTTAGTTTTTAATCCAGAGGTTTCGGTTGTAAAAAACTTTAATACTATCAATTATGAGGGCTCTGACGGATGGGCCTTAAGTAGCATTTATACAAATACAGACACGGGAATACCAATTAAAATTTCTTTAAATTCTGGAAATTTAGGAGATTTACAAAATCAATTGTTTTCAAATAATTTTAAAAAGAAAGAAAATAAATATTTTGCAAATATAATTAATATAACCCCTCCTTCTTATGGAGAAGTATTTTATGGACAATCCATGAATGGGATTAAAGGGTTTTACGCTACCGTTAGTATGGTATTTAAAAATCCAGTAATTCCTCAATATGCGGAATTATATGCTGTGTCATCAAATTATGTAAAATCATCATATTAATTAAATGGAATTAAGTATAAAAGATAAAATAGAGCAATTAGAGGCTGCTTTAATGGAGAATTCTGAAGAACTTAACTTAGTTGTTGGAGACTCAGAAATGTTTCCTTTAAAGCATACCTTTGTTGACGGTTTGTATATACGTGAAATGCAAATAAAGAAAGATCATTTTGCTATAGGTAAATTACAAAAAAGAGAACATTTATGGATGTTGCTAAAAGGGCATTTAACTATAACTACAATAGATGGAACGCAAGATTATATTGGACCATGTTATATTAAAAGCCCGGGTGGAATAAAAAGAGCTGTATATGCTCACGAAGATTCTGTATTTGTAAATATATATCCAAACCCGGATAATAAAGAAGATTTAGATAAAATAGAAGATACGTGGATAGCTAAAAACTATTTAGAGTACGAACAATATAAACAATTAAAAGAATAATATATGACATATATTGCAATTGGTGGAGCCGCAATAAGTATTGTTGGGGGTATAATGGGTAGTTCTTCAGCTGCGGCGGCGGAACGAGCCGCTGCTCAGAAAGCCGCGGCATTAAACGCTCAATTAGACTCGCTAGAAAAAAATAGACAAGCAATTATAAATCCTTATGCGGCAACCAAAGACTTAAGTGGCATGGCAAAAGATTTATCTGGCAATATTCGTAATCAATACGCCAATATAGGCGTGGCTACCCAAGCGGCTAAAATGCAAGCTGAAGAAGCAGATATTTCATTAGCAAACACATTAGATACTTTAAGAACGACTGGGTCAAGTGCAGGTGGAGCTACTGCTTTAGCTCAAGCGGCATTAAAAAGTAAAAGCCAGGTTTCTGCAAGCATAGAGTCACAAGAAGCGGCTAATGAAAAATTAAAAGCACAAGGCCAAATGGAAGTCGATAGACTTAAAATGGCAGAAACCCAAAGAATACAAAACATACAAATGAGTGAAGCACAAAAAATGCAAGACGCGGCTAATGCTACTTCTCAATTTAAATACAGTGAAACAGAAAAAAGGGAAATTGCTAAAATGGATAGAATTCAATCTCAATTAACAGGAGCACAAAACCAACAAGCTTCAGCCGCAGCGGCGGGTCAAATGGCGCAAGCAAATATGTTTAGCGGAGTTGGTAGTGCTGTAACGTCTGGAATTGGGGCTATAAATGCAAAAAATGCAGCAAATAAAGCTGCTAAACAAACTGTTGGGCCGCCCGCGGCGCCTGCTCCTGCTGGGCCTGCGCCAACTAATCCATTACCTGGTAATCAGCAAAGTTATGGTTTTGGTGGAACTAATTATGGACGATAAAATTTAAAAAAAATATAATATATGGGAGCTTATCAAAATCCAGAACAAGTTAAAGATTACACAATGGACGTTGCTAATGCCTGGGCTAATGCGACAAACAAGGTGGTTAAAGGACTTACTGATATTGCAGACGATCAAACAGTACAGTACAAAGCTAATGAAAAAAAATATAACGAAAACCTATTAGCTGCTCAAAAACTAAAAGTTCAATACGCTTCAAAAGTAGGTGATGTAGCTGAGGGTTATGCTGGTGCTGATTTGCGTAAAACATTTTCAGGCAAAGCAGATGAATATGCAAATATTCAATTAAGATTAATGAATAATACTTCAGAGGACGTTAAAGCTGACATGGAAGAATTAGAAAGACTTGATAGGCTTCCTGGACAAGCTAAAACAGCCATTGCTACTTTAATGAGTCAAAAAGAAGCGCATAATAAAAGTGTTGCATTAGCTGGACAACCAGGCGGATATGATAAACAAAATATAAATATAAATGATCCCGCTAATAGCACATTTAATGGATTAAATTCTATATATGGCAATGCCCCAGCTAAACAAGACATTGCTTTAGTGGCCGATGCTAACGGTAATTATAGCCTTAATTTTAATAGCGAAGGCATGAATGGAGAATGGAAAAGTACAATAAATTCTTCTACTTCTCAGCAAATGCAACTTAAAGGTACATCTATTTTACCAACAATTCCAGATGCTGCCGCTGCTTTAAATGAATCATTAACAGCTACTGATATTTATGGCAAAGTTAAAAAAGTAGACAAAAGTGGTAAAACTATTGAAGAAATTGTTGGGGCAGCGGATAATTTTTATGAGAAAAAATGGGAAGATGATCCTAAATATGTAGAAGGTAAAATTAACCAAAATTATACAGGGACATTGCAATATAAAGATTTAGCGGATAATATACAAACACAAAGCGCTTTTACAGCTAAAGTTGCTGGGTATTTAGCAAATCCAGACCAAGTGGCGGCATTAATGAATTCGACTGGTTTTCAAGACCCTAATAAGCCAGTAAGATATACTGCATCGCAATTTGCAGAAGCTTCTGTTAATAAAGATGATCCGATGGCTATAAAATTTAAAGAAGCATTGGCTAACTATTTTGCTCATACATTTCCACCAAAAAGACAAATGGTAAATGAAGCAGGTGAGCCAATTGTTCAAATTAAAGCTGCGGATGTAACTACGGATGTTGAGCGTGCTGCTAATTTAGCAAATCCAGAAAAACCGTTTATAGAAGGAGATACAAGAAAAGTTATGTCCAAAGGCAAAAAATGGAGTGTTACAAAAGATAAAAATGGTAAAGCAACCGGTAAAGTAATTAAATAATGACTACATACAAAGATAAACGAGGTAATTCTTATAGTCAAGAAAAAATAAAAGAGTTGGCTACTAAAGCTAATACTACTTTAGATGATTTTGTTTCTAAAAAAGAATTAGAAATAATTGAAGAAGAAGAAGCAAATACAACTATAAGTGCGGATGAAGATATAACTGGATTAGAAAACGATGAGCCTATAGGTGTGGAAGCAATTGTAACTGATCCCCCTAAGAAAAAGAAAAAACCTGTTCCAACTTCTAAAGCGGTATCGACAAGAGCGGATTCTCCATACCCTAAAAAGAATATTTTAGATCCACTTGGATTAAATAAACCGCTTCTTTCATTTAACGACAAAATTCCTGGCGCTCCTAAGCCTATCGTAGCTGCTGCTATTAAAAAACCTATTGATACTGGTAAAAAAAATCCATTAGCATTAATGGAGGATTGGTATAAAGTAAAGGATGCGGCATGGTATGAGAGCGGGATCTTAGATGAAGACCAAGCTGTTAATAGATTAGAAACACTTTTAAATACAAGAAACGACAAAACAAAAAATAATCCAAATGCAAAGTTAAAAGACTTTACTGTTAGTGTTCCATTTATGCCCGGAACTGATATGGTTACTTTAAAATCAAATAAAACAGGTAACACTTTTAATTATTCTTGGAATACCGGAGAGGAAGATGCAATATCACAAAAAAAAGCACATGACGAATTAAATAAATGGGTTTTTGAAAATAGTGTATATGATCCGTCAAATGCAGATCAAGTACAAACATATAAAAATACAGGCCTAAACAAGCAGCAAGTATTAGAAGCGGCAAATACAAATGGATTAAAACTTTGGGAAATTACTAAAAACATTGGAGGTTATTTGGGTGATATTTTTGATGAAGGATTATATTCCGGTACATTAAAAAACGTAGCAGAAACCGCAAGATTATTAAATGAAGAGAAAGATTTAGTAAAATTAACAGATGCAAATGCTTCAGAAAAAGAAAAATATGCGGTTATTAGTAATGCTTTAGGTAAAGTTAAAAACGAGGTATCTAACGTAGTACAAAAAAATATTAAAGAAAATCCGGTATTTAAAGAGTTTGATTTAGGCACATTGTTAAATACTCCTGACAAAGTACAAGCTTATCTTGATGATTTTGTTATAAAAAATAGAGGTTTTGTTATTAAAACAGGATTGACTGATCAAGTAATAAAAAAAATGGCTCAGGATCAATTAGTTGTTATTCGTGATAATCAAAAATTAGATCAAGAAAAAGCCGTTGCGGATAATTTAAAAACTAAAGATCTTGGAGTAAATGTTGATTTTTATGAACAAATTGCAGCAAAAAGTTTAACTCCGGAACAAACTAATATATACAAAGCAAATAAAAATGTATATGCACTGCAAGAAAGTTTATATATGCTTGAGTCTAGCGAAAAAGCTAAAACTGATCTTACTACAATGAAGCAAATTGATAATTTAAAAATTCAAATTGCTGACGCTCAAAAAAAGGCTAATGTGTTATCGGCATCAACAGATACAGAACACAATAGATATTTATATAATTCTACCACTGCAAAGTTAGCAAAGACTAGCGAGGCAAAAGTGGATACCGAAAATAATCAATCTTCTGATATTACAGATAAAGTTACTGCTTTTTCTAAAATATGGGCAGGTACTACACGTGAAAAATTAGCTACTCAATTTGTAAAAATAAATTCACAATTACAACAAAGCGATTTTGACGGTAATAAAAAACAAAATGTTGTTTTGCCAAAAGCAAGTGCTGAGAAATTTGTTATAAATAACACTTGGTGGATTAACAAAGGCTATACTACAAAGCGTTTACCAAATGGAGATTTACTTTTTGTAGGAGTTCCAACAAAAATTATTGCTGGGCTTGTTGATCAAGACGCAAATACCGGGGGAAAAAGTTTGTTTGCCAATGAATTAGGCGGTGGTAATTTTGATTTTTATTCGTTTGATACAAAAAACAATAAACGCGGCGAAAAAATTGATGCTAAATTAAATGAATGGAGAAATAATAACATTGATTTAAAAGCAAATTCAATTGCTATAAATGAAGCATATCTATTAAATCAAAGCCCTACAAAAAATACACCTGGATTTTTTAAAGCAGCTCAAGACGGTTTTATAAAAGCGCTTGATGATAAGTATATTACAACAAGTGAAAAAAGAGATACAGCCGCTAATCAACTTGAGCAAGCAGATTTTACAACTTCTGAAGCAACAAAAAACGATTTAATATCAAGTTTTAAAGAAGATGTAGGTACTGCGGCAGGAAGCGGTATACCAACTGTCGCTAAAATTGCAGTGGTTAGTGCAATAACCGGTGGTATTGCTGATGTTGTTTTAGGAGCCGAGGCAATAGCTGCTTTTAACGCTCTTAGAACAAGCGAAAAAATAACTGAAAAGTTACTTTACCATACTACTATGGCTTTAAGCGAAGAAGCTAAAATGAGAGTGGTTGGGCTTGAACCAGGATCTGGACTTGCTTTTTATGGAGCAGGAACTATATTACCAAAATCATATAAATTTTTAGATCCAGAAAAATACAGAAGCATAAATAATGTAACAAATTTAATGGGTCATGCTGTTAACGGAGGTATTTCTATGGAAGCTGCTGGTATTGTTGAACATGGATATAAAACAATTGTACATGACGAAAATTTTAAAGAATATTTAGATAAAGAATTTGATGGCTTTTCACAGGTAAGTAGAAGAATATTGGGTAACTCACTTGCATTTTCATATATGGGTGCTCCTAAAATGTTTTCTCCTCATTTTTTTAAGTCTGGAAGTGAATTAAAACTTGCGTTAAATGAAACAAATCAAAAAGTTGCAGATATAACTCAAAACTTAAAAAACTTTGAAATTAATAATAAACCAAGATCTAAAGGTTATAAAGATACTGTAAAAACTTACGAAACAGAGTTAGAAAAAGCGCAAGCCGCGCAAAAAGTTATTTCTCAAACATATAGTACCTACATGTATGAGAAAACCCTAGCCACTCCAGAAGGATTAGAAAACTATGTAAACACCACTAATAAAGATCTATTTGATAAATTTAAGGCTGAATATGGCGTTGACCCTATTATAGAAATTTCTGATGAAGTTGGTAAAGTTGTAGATGGAAAACTAGTAGGGGGAACTAGTTTTCTTAAAGAACCAGGGCTTGACGCAGAAGGGAATCTATTGCCGCCTACAATAGTACTTAATAGAAACCAAATATTTAAACAAGGATTTGTTAATACTGGTATTATTGGGCACGAGATTAGCCATCTTTTTGATCGCGCAGAAATGGAAGTTAAAGCCAAAAAGTTTGCTGAAACCAAAAAAATGGTTGATGGCAAAGAAAAATTACCTACTCCAGAAGAAGTAAGCTTATATAAAGATCAATTAGAGGCAAATAAAAATGAAAGAATAGTTAAGATATTAGCTGAAAATTTCCCTGATATAATGGATAAAAAAGTTTATTCTATTAGAAATAAAGAAACGGATGAAATTGAAAAATTAAATGTAGTTGAAGCTGTAACTAGATCTTATGAAAAGAAAAATGAAGATGGTAAAGTAATAAACCCAGCTGAAATTAAAGATGAAATAATAAAAAGAGTTATTGAAGATTTAGGTTCAAGCGCTATATTAATGAATCCTTTAGAAGCAAGAGGAGCTTTTAAAAATTTACTTAATGACTTTAAAAAATTAATTAAAAGTCCAGAAGCAGTAAGTGCAGAAGTTGCCAATGCAGGTCAATTAATGAACCTAATAAAAGGTTATACAGAAAGTTTTGGATCTAAAAAAGGAGGTTCTTATGAATACGCTGAAGCATTAGCTAAAATAGATTTAAGTAACTTTACTGAGTTACAATTTAAAGACGCTGATATTAATGATGTTGAGGCAATAGCTAAATATGATGCTGTAGTTAACGCAAAAGAAGCCGCAATGGCTAATTATAACACTAGAGAATCTAAAAATATAGAAGATGAAATTAAGAAGCTATATGACTTATATGGTGACAATAAAATAGGTACAGAGGAATTATTTGCAAAGATTGATGCTTTAGAAAATCCTAGCGCTGAGGTAGTAATTGAACCAACCACAAAACAATCTATATCTAAAACAGAAAAAGTTAAATCTGTTGATGAAAAAAAATTAGGTAATGAAATAGATAGTTTTGTAGGAGCAAAAGATGCTAATGGTAAATACAAAATGACCAAAGAAGAATGGGATGCTGGAGGTTTATTAAAGGCAAAAGAAAAACTAATTGATGGCAAAATGCTAGACCCATTAATTAAAAAAGAATTAACACGTAATGGCGTTTCAGCAGATAATGTTCATGGTATTAGTGTTGAAACATTTATAGAAGATGTAAAAGATCGTTTGTTAGAGGCTACCTTATTAAAGTTTAATCCTGAAGTTAATAATAGTTTAGGCGGATTTATTTTAGGAAGTCAATTTGGTCTTAAGAATAAAATTGGGGATGTAGCTAATAAATATAAAAAGCAATTGAGCACATCGTCAATAGACGTTGAAGCTGGAGGTGTTGGATCTGTGAAAGAATTAATGTCAGAAGAACAAGCTGATTTTGAATTTGAAACTGAAGTTGAACAAGGATATAAACCTAAATTTAAAAGTTTAACTGACTCTAAAATAGTAGATAAAGAAACTTTAAATATTATAAAGAATAAAGTTAT